CTTTGTACGTCAGAATTGAAAGATTGCTTGCGGGTATGCTTACTCGAAAACCTGTTCGATTAAATGAGGTATCAGAACGAGTTACAGAAGATTTGTTCGATGTTGACCTTCAGGGAAACGATCTTACGAGTTGGACATATGAGACAGCAAAAATAATGTTGAGATACGGTCACGTTGGGGTTCTAGTTGATGCACCGACAGGCGGAACTGGTCGGCCTTATTGGATTACATACAGCCCGCGTGAAATCCTTGGATGGCGGACAGAACTTATAGATGGAAAGCAAAAATTAACGCAGTTAAGACTTTTGGAACGGGTCACAGAACCAGATGGCGAATATGGACAGAAAGAAGTTGAACAGGTGCGATTATTAACGGCAGGTGGTTTTGAAGTTCACAGAAAAGGCAGGCAGGGAAAATATGTAAAAGTAGATGAAGGAACAACGTCCTTAGATTACATTCCATTTGCTGTTGCATATTCAAATAAAGTTTCTTTCTTGGAATCACGCCCACCGATGCAAGATATTGCGGAATTAAATTTATTGCATTATCAAAAGAGTTCGGACTTTGATAATCAACTTAGAATTTCTTCTGTTCCAATGCTTTGTCTTTTTGGATTTCCGCAAGCATCAGAAGAAGTAAGTGCGGGGCCATCTGAAGCGATGGCATTTCCTGAAGGTGGAAGGGCTGAATTTGTAGAGATCAAAGGCACATCGTTTCAATATCAACGCGACAGAATAAAAAATTTAGAAGATCAAATAAATACTTTGGCACTTGCCGCAATCCTTGGACAAAAACTTGTCGCAGAAACAGCGGCATCGCAAGAAATACAAAGAAGCCAAGGCGATTCAACATTGATGATTGTTGCGCAACAGCTTCAGGACATGATCGACAACTGTTTGGTATTTCATGCAAATTATTTAAATATTGCAGAAATTGGCAATGCTTTTGTCAACCGTGATTTCTTAGGCCAAAGATTAGCACCGCAAGAGATTCAGGCGATGCAAGGATTATGGTCTTCTGGTGCTATATCTCAGGAAACATTATTGAAGCAATTGGCAGAAGGCGAAATCCTCGGCGATGATTTTGATGTTGAAGAAGAAATCGAATCAACACAAAAAGGCGACATGATCGAAACAGATGAACCGACACCTGAAGCCGAAGAAGATGAACCAACAGAAGACCTAGAAGATGAGGATTAATGACTCAAACGCCGATTCGGGTTCCGTCTGATGTCTCCAAACTTGGGGCATCTATTCCTTACCCTGATTTAATACCTGAAGAATATTTTCGTAATAGTTTAGATTTAAATAGATTTTCAAATAAGATTTCGCGTGAAATCATCGAATCTTACAATCGAATCATATTAAGGGCGGTTGATAAATTAGAAGCAATAGAACGTCTTCCAAAGGCAAATCAGCCCAAATACACAGCGGCACGTTTGCGGGCTTTGTTATTACAGACAAAAGCAAGCCTAAAAAAATGGGATGTCAAATCAACGCGGGATATGGAACTTGTTTCCGATGCTGTTGCGAAGTTACAGGGAGAATTTGCAACTGTTCAGATGGAAAAGGCATTGCCCGCAGGCATAAGATCATCAATAAGAACTGTCGAAGTTACGCCCGCATTTGCAAAAGCTGTTGTGACAACTTCCGCATCAGAATTTAATTTAAATGTTTTATCTGATTCATTAAGTACCATCGCGGCGGGTTCTGGCGCAAAGTTTTCTTTGACAGCAAAAGAAGGCGCATTGATAAGGTTGCCGAATGGTCAATCAATAAAAAAATCTTTTCGCGGGATTACAGATCAAAGTGCAGAAAGACTTGGAAGATCAATCCGTGATGGATTATTGGCAGGCGATACAACTGCACAAATGCGCAGGCGTTTGATTGGCAGACTTGGATTTAATAGTTTGGCAAAAACACCTGAACAACAAAGAGCCGCAATGCGTGGCGCTTCGATGATGCTTGCAAATCCGCAGATTCAAACAATCGTAAGAACATCAATAAATCAAGTAAGTAATGTTGCGGCGCAACAAGTTTATAAAGCAAACCCAGATGCAACAAAAAAATATCGTTATCTTGCAACCTTGGACAGTAAAACAAGTTCGCGTTGTCGATCATTAGATCAACAGGTTTTTGAATATGGAAAAGGGCCGGAGCCGCCACAGCATTTCAATTGTCGCTCAAGAACTGTTGCTGAAATAGATTATGACAATTTGAGCCGTGTTTTTGGTCGTAAGATCGAAGCGCCCAGACGTAGGGGTTTCAGGCCATCAGAAAGCGGCCTAGTTCCCGCAGGGCAATCATATGGAACTTGGCTTTCAGGTCAATCGCAAAAAATAAAGGCAAAAGCACTTGGAGCAAAAAAAGTTCGATTTTTTGATAAATTGTCAAAAAAATATGGCGGCGATCAGGCAATCAGAAAATTTGTTGCTGTTGATGGTTCTGAAAAAACTTTGGCGCAGTTGCAGGCCGTATATGGTAGAAATGCAGAAAAAATAAAAATTGTTCCTGATGTTGTCAGGGAAAGAAAAGGCGCGGAACTTTCTTGGCAAAGATATTCAGATGGTTCGCTTGCAGAAAACGCGGAGCCGTCAAACCTTACAAGATGGACGCCAGAACGTCAGGAATTACATCGAAGAATTATTGAAGATGTTATTGCGGAGAATAACCCGAAGGCGCAAAAGAACCCGATCTTCTTTATGACAGGCGGCGGGTCGGCTTCTGGTAAATCAATAATGTTGAAAAAATCGCCATTGCCAAAAGGAACTGTTGTTATTGATGCTGATGAAATAAAAAAGCGCTTGCCAGAATTTAACGCGATGAAAGCCAAGGGCGGGAAGATTGCAGAAAACGCCGCGAACTATGTACATGAGGAGTCAAGTTGGATTTCTAAATTGATTCAAAGAGAATCGGCACAAAGAAGGTATCACACAATGCTTGATGGAACAGGCGATGGAAGCGTTGCCAGTTTGACCAAAAAAATCAAAACGATGACAGATCGCGGCATGACAGTTCGTGCCAAATATGCAACAGCCGAAATTGCAACAGCGCTTGAAAGAAACTATCAAAGATATATTAAAACAGGCCGAAGGGTTCTTCCAGAATATGTTCGCAATGTTCACAGGAAAGTATCTGAAATAGTTCCTGAAGCGATCAAAAACGGCATCTTTGATGACTTTGAACTCTACGATATGAACAAAGCAGGCGAAGCAATACTGGTTGCGACTTTCACAAAAAAAGATGGATTAAAGATATTAGATAATAATCTTTATGGAAATTTCTTAGCAAAAGCGTTTCAGCCTGACAGCCTGTTTGAAAAATGGATGGACAAATAATTTGACAAGTAAATCTATTATGATATAATTAAATCGTTCACAAACCAACAAAACAAATGTTCAGACCTTATACAGTTCCCGCCGATCACAAAGACTTTCAGGTCGGCGATCAGGCGCACATCACTTTATACACAGATACAAACCCTTACACAGTTATCGAGAGAAAGGGCAAGCGTATCAAGTTGCAAAGAGCAAACGCCAAACTTGACCCGACTTGGAAACCAGAAATGATTGCATGCGGATTCGCAGGCCATTGCGTAAACAACAGGGAACAAAGATGGATTATCACAGAAAATCCTGAAGGCGAGATCACAGAAGGTTACCTAGGAAGCGACAACGAATGGTATGAAAAGGGAAGCAATAGGCGAACCATCATCAGCCAAGGATGGATCAAGTTTCACGATTACAACTTTTAAAATATTGCCCCTGTAATACGGGGCAAATCTTTTTTAAAAAAGGGGTTGACAGGTTTAATTAATTCTATTATAATTAAAGAGTAAGAAACAAATCAAACCAATGAAAAAAACAATCTTCAACCAACAAACTCAAACTTGGACTTTGACTCAAATGACAAACAAAGAGATCGCTGAATGGGAAGCACAAAAAGCAACAAGACTTCAAGAGTTAAGAAACAAGTTAGGAATCAAAGCTGCTAGGTTCGCCTAGTAGTTTCTAATAGAGGGTTGACACCCTCTATTAATTATATTATAATTAAATTGTTCTAAACCAATCAAACAAATGACAACAGCAACAAAACAAACAGTTGAAACTCTTGCTCAAGAGTATTGCGAAAAAATCACAGAATCACACGCTGAATGGATTAAGCAAGTTCATTTAAACGGCGTCAAAGAAGACGGCTACAAATGCCCTTTATGGTTCGATGAAGATGGCAACTATAAAGGGGAAGAAAATCCTAATTACTTCACTTACATAATCGGCAGAAAATACTTAAAGGTTGTTGCGATGGAATGGAAAGACGATGCACAATACGGCAGAATCAACGCCGCCCCCGCAGGCTATCAAGCAAGCACAGTTCACGCTTTTGTTGATAAAAAAACAGGCGATGTTTTTCTTCCCGCAAGTTGGAACGCCCCTGCTAAAGGCGCAAGGTTCAATCTTTTTCAAAACAAAGAAGCATTGTTTGAAGGAGTTATGCGCAGGCCACATGGCGGTTATTTATACCGCTAAACAAACAGCCCCCGAAAGGGGGGTTTTTTTATGGGAACTCAGGAGTAAAGTCGATAACTGTATTCTTGATTCCTTTTTCTTTTGCAATCTTTCTTGTTCTTTTTATTGAAGCAACACATTCTTGTCTAAATTTTTTTGCTTCGCCTGTTTCGTTTTCTTTTACTATTTTCCCGCCAACAACTTCATTCATTATTGTTTGCATCTTTTTAGCGGTTAACAATGCTTTTTACCTCATTCAAGGTTATTCTAGTATATATAGAGTTAAATTTAAACCTATGCCATACCATACAGGCGGAATGAAGCCGAAAGGCAAAAAGAAAAAGAAGAAAGGGGGCAAGAAATAATGGCAAAAGGATTTTTTGAAAAACTTAATGACATGAAAAGCGCAAAGCCAAAGCCAAAGAAGTCAAAACCTAAATCAGACAAAGAGTAATGGCTCGTAGACGCTTCCGAAAAGTTGCTAAGGACAAAAAGACGGGTGTTCCTAAAAAGTACCTTTCAGGGGCGAAGAATAAAGCTGCAAAGGCGGCAGAAA